CTACTGGAGTGCAGGAGTTCCAAAGGCACTGGATGATGTCAACGCAGTAGACGAGGACGGCAATCCTGTACTGGATGAAGACGGTGTTCAGGTTGTCACTAAAGGACTCAAGAGCAATGCTATCGCACAGACAAAAGTGACTGCTAGCGGCTTGCTTGCTCCGACTGATTGGATGGTTATCAAGGCGGCGGAGGTATCTGGATACACTGTCCCTGCTGATATCACAACCTATCGTGCGGCAGTGCGTACAGCATCGAATACCATCGAAACTGCGATCACAGGCGCGGCTGACCACGCAGCGTTCATGGCGTTGTATAATGCGCCAGTAGATGCCGACGGTAATCCTACCGGAAACGCACCAATCAATGACTGGCCTGATGAGGTTTAACAATGGACAAGCGCACAGTGTCTTCAGCGCATAAGCGCATCGATAGTATTGAGGTACGCCTGGAGGCGCACGAAGCTGTGTGCGGTGAGCGCTGGAAGGAAACCATCCTCCGCATTAAGCGCATCGAAGGCGTGATGATTGCTGCAGCAGGGAGCATCATAGCCATGCTTGTTGCGATTCTGATGAAGGTGACCTAGATGTTAGCGGAGATCGGCCTGGCAATTAGCGCAATCAAGGCAGCCAATGAAGCCATAGGCGCGATCAAAGAGATGTGTGGCAACATCCAGTCTGTTGGTCAGATGGGTGGTGAGCTAACCAAGCTAGCGGATTCAAAAGAGCAGATTGAGAAGAAAGCAAAGGATGGTGATATGGATGCCTTCTTTGCGCTAGAAGATATCCGCAACAAAGAAGCTGAGATCAAACAGATGTTTATCTACCAGGGTCGCGCAGGACTTTGGGATGACTATCAGAAGTTCATGGAAAATCGCAAGGCTCTAAAGAAGAAAGAGATTGAGCGTGAACAGGCTCGCAAACTGGCTAAGAAAAAGGCCATACAGAATGGATTTCTTTATACTGCTGTCGGCATTGCTGTTCTCGGTGTGGTGGGCGGGGCCGTGGCCCTTTTACTTTGGCTTATATCTTTACGGGGCAGGTAACTGATGGCTTACTTTAGGCGAGAGATCAACAGCCCTGACGCCATGCTTGAGATTGGACAGCAGCGCGATTCATCTGCGCAACTGCTGCACTTCTTTGGATTCAATCCTGCTGTCAGCACAACATACGAAACAATCTGGAACAACGGCGGTGGTCAGTACGTTTACCCTAGCCAGGCGCTGACCATGAGCTGCGTCTCTACGTCTGCCGACGATACTCAAACAATCCTGATCTCTGGCCTGGATGAGGATTACGAGGAAATCTACGATATTGTGCAGCTCAGCGGCACAACTCCGGTGACGACAACAAATCAGTTTTACCGAATCAACGCAGCCAGGACATTAGCAGGAGTCAACGTTGGCGCAATATCCATCAGCAACTCTGGGACCGTATACGCTTATATCGGTCCTGACCTAGGGACTCACCAAACAACTTTCTACACGGTCCCTGCCGGGCGATCCCTATATATACACCAAGTCACATTCAACTCTGGGACGGTCAACCCAAACAAGTATATGACTGCGCGAGGATCAATCATCAGCAGCACTGGCGTAGAGAACAGGTTCTGGCAATCTACTTTCCAACAGGACGTATACTTTAATCTGCGAGTGCCATTCATTGTGCGTGAAAAGACAGACTTCTTGATTGAAGCGAAGAGCAGCAGCGGTGAAAACGAATTGTCCATATACATGGGCGCTGTACTATTGGAGGACTATGTATGACGGAGCTAGAAAAGTATGACAAGAACGGGAATGGCGTTCTCGATCCGGATGAGCTTGCTGTTATTGAACTGGAGGATCGCCGCCGTAAGATGGAAGATGAGGATGCGCAGCGTGATTCGATCAGGAAGATGGCGTGGTTCGCGCTATTTGGCCTACTGCTGTATCCCTTTGGTATTTTTCTATGTGATCTATTTGGACTTGCTACAGCGGCGGGATTGATCGCTGACATAGCTCCCACTTATTTCGCCTCAATCGCTGTCCTTGTATCCGCTTTCTTTGGCAGTACAGCAATCGCATCGAAGAAGGCTAGCTAATGGAATTCGTAGCCGCACTGATTTTAGCGGTCTTGGCTATTTGGGGAATTATGAATATTCCGCCAAAGGATGACTGATGAAAGTCTGCGAGTACGTCTTTAAAGAGGGGATGTACCACACAGGATGCGGATCAAAGTTATTATTTCGGCCTGTCGTCAAGTGCGACAAATGTGGTCGGAAGACAAGGGAGAAGACCAATGATACAAGCATTGATAGGACCAGTAACCGGACTGCTTGATAAGTTCGTCGAAGATAAGGATGCCAAAAATGCAATGGCTCACGAGATTGCAACGATGGCTGAGAAGGCTGCACATGAAGCAGCTATGGCTCAAGTTGAAGTCAACAAGGCAGAAGCCCAGCATCGATCAATCTTCGTCGCAGGATGGAGACCATTCATCGGATGGGTCTGCGGAATCGCGCTGGCATATCACTTTGTGCTTGCTCCATTCATTGTATTTGGAGTTGCTTGGTTTGGTGCAGAAATACCTGAGTTACCTGCGTTCGATATGGACTCGCTGATGACTGTACTTCTCGGTATGCTGGGGCTTGGTGGTATGCGATCTTTTGAGAAAGCAAAGGGGTTAACGAAGTAAGTGAGGTATATGGATATGGACGTAGATAAACTGAAAGATCAGCTGATACTACACGAAGGACTGGAGCTAAAGAGTTACCAATGCAGTGCAGGATTCATAACGCTCGGGGTCGGGCGCAACGTAGAAGAGTTAGGCATCACCGAAGACGAAGCCAGGTACCTCCTGGACAACGACATCCTGCGAGTGACGAAGGAACTGGACAACAACCTCCCGTGGTGGAGAGACATGAGCGAAGTTAGGCAGCGCATCTTTGTTGATATGGTTTTTAACCTGGGCATCAGTCGATTCCTAAATTTCAAGAACATGATCGCAGCTGCTGAAGAACAGAATTGGGAAGAGTGCGCAGCGCAAATGTTAGATTCTAGGTGGGCAGACCAGGTAGGGCAGCGAGCTACACGCCTGGCTACAGCAATGGTTGAGGATAGCCTGGAGATCTGATATGCCGAAGCAGCTGCATGAAAGTTTAATGCGTCGAGCATCGAAGATGGGTCTCAAAGGCGAGCGCAAAAAAGCGTATGTCTATGGGACCTTGCAGAAAGTGGAGAAGCAGGGGAAGAAGTAATGCGTGGACTGTACGACAACATCAACGCCAGGAAAAAGGCTGGGACATCCAGGCCAAAGAGCAAGTCAACGATCAGTGACAAGACTTATTCGTTGATGAAGCGCAAAGCTGGTGGATTTAAGGCCAAGAAAGATGGCTAAGTCTCCAGCTTGGCAGCGCAAGGAAGGCAAGAATCCCAAGGGCGGACTCAATGCCAAGGGCCGGGCGTCTTATAAGGGCGGAACTTTGAAGGCCCCAGTAAAGTCTGGCGACAATCCTCGACGCGCTAGCTTCCTGGCTAGGATGGGCGGCATGCCTGGACCGGAACGCGATAGCAAAGGCGAACCAACCAGGCTGCTGCTATCGCTTCGTGCCTGGGGAGCAAGCAGCAAAGCTGACGCCAAGAAGAAGGCAGCAGCAATCTCTAATCGAAACAAATCGAAGGCATAAAAAAGGGCAGCCGCGAGGGAACACAGCTGCCCAGGTCCTTCGGGGTGAAGGATGAATAGCGATGAGCTACTCGGATTTCATTTTACCCCCAACCCTAAATCTAGGGCTACGACTAAATTTACTTTTCGACCTGGTGTATCTCTTGTTCAATTCGTTTTCACTCTTCAAAGATTTACACCATTGCCTGATCGTGTCAGCCATTGACCCAGCGCTCACGAGAAATCTCCTGATCTCGCAGCAGGTGCAGCTTGCTGCTCTGGTTGATTCACATGCAGCTTTGGCCGTCCGACAATCTTCCAGTTCCGATAGTCATCCCCAGCTTTTTCCTGGATCGTAACCTGCAGCTCGATGCCAGCAGCAAGCATCTGCTTGTGGATGTTAGCAACGACTGCTTCCTGGTCGGCAGTCATTGGCACCGGGCGGTTAGCCTGGTCGTCCCAACCGTTGTTGAACTGGAGGAATCCGCTCAGCCTGTACTCTTTGGCTGGGAGGATCGTTTCTTTGAATGTAACTGTTGCGTTACCGAGTTGTGGTTTTGCCATTGTGGTTCTCCTTAGAATGGAATCTCTTCGTCTGATATACCTGCTTTCTTTTTGAGATCTGCAAGTACATCTGCTGGGTTTGGATCAGGCTCGCTGCCTGTTGTAACCGCTGGTTGCGGATGGTTCTCCAGGAAAGTCTTGCGCTCCTTCCACGCTGACAGTAGATCCTGGTACAGCGCATTGTCCTGGACCGCCAGGGTCTGCAGCTGATCGTCGTTCTCTTCTGCCCAGGCGCGCAGCTGACCTTCAGTGCTGAACACTTTGATCTTATCTTTTCCTGCCTTACAGAAACCAGGCCAGTCATGTTTTGGCTTTGCTGTTTGCGCAGCCTTTACGACTTTGTTCGCAGTTTCCCAGCCGCTCTCAGGCTTCGCAGCATCGTCATCTTCCTGGGCAATACCCAAGGCTGCAGCGAGAGCATAGCGTCGAGCGTAGGTAATCACGCTACCAGCTTGCTGCGCTGCTGACATCCTGGCTGCAGTCTCCATCGGCAGCTGCGTCTCTGACATCACCCATTGTCCTGATGAGTGCAGCAGCATGGTCGATACAGTTACGCCAGTGCTTGAATGACCAGGCATCTGGATGACAGACAAGCCATGCTTTTTAAGCAGCGGTCTCACCTCATGCAAGATTGCAGCAAGATCTGCGTACTTGTAGTTGTGGCCATCTTTATCCTTAGCCACGTTGTTGACTTCGCCCTGGAACGCGCTCAATGCAGCTCCAAGCTCAGTCAAGTTTTCTGATGTTTGCATCATAAATTCCCCTCTTTTGTTTCCAATAGATTTGGTGAACGCGCTCCCTCGATATACCTAAACTTTTGGCAATCGATGTAGCTGTTTCGCCAGCGTCTTTCCGCCGCACTATTTCTTTTCTCCTGGCATAAATCTTTTCCCATTGCTCTGGAGTGTGCTGATCTTGCCAAGTTTTATTTTTCTCACCAAAGTTGACTATCACCTGAAAATCCTTCGTGCTTCTTCAAGGTAGCCAGGCGGCTCCTTCCAGGCCAGGTCGTCAAAGTTAGGCACTACCCATTCAAGCAGCTCCTCTTTAGTTTCCGAAGCCTTGAGCATCTTCTCAGTCAGCTTATGCATGCGTGAGGTCTCAGCAACGATTTGCTCCAGGTACTCAGGCTGCAGCTGCTCGCAGTTTTTCTCGCTCAGGATTGTGTAGTCGTTCCCGTTCGAGTAAAGCAGCCAGACAGGTTTCTTACCGTTGATCCACCAGCCGCCAGCAACCTGGTACACGTTGTTCATATCGAACATGCCTGATAGATCTTTCGGCAGCGACGCCTCAGAGAATCCTTTCTTTGTCCTGGTGTTGCGCTTCGGCCACTTGGTCTTGAGATCTCCGCAGCCTACATAGTCAGGCTTGTTGAAGTGTTCAACCTGGTTGCCAGGCAAGCATCCTTTGAGATCGGTCTCACCAAACACACTGTCGGCCTGACTCATCGCTTCACGCAAACCTTCAACGCTGCAGCGTATGACATCGACCAGCTTGCCCTGGCAGTTACTCCAGTCTTCCGCATCAACGCCGTTGTCCCAATCCCTGGGTTCGTACTCCATGTACTTCTGCAGCGCCAGGTCAAAGACAAAACCTGGGTCCTTATTCTGCAGCAGTATCTTGTCACACGCATCCTGGACTACGATTCCTGCAAACATTTTTGCGCTGCTTGATTTATTCATCGACTGATCTAGACGCAAGATGGTCTGTAACGCATCCTCGCGGTCATGGTCGGTCGCCCAGTCACTCCGGTATGTATCCCATGCCTTGCGTACCAAAGGCCGTACATGCGCCTTGTCAAAAAGCGTCTTGGCCAATGGCTTGCTGCGCGGGTTGGAGTGGTGCCAGTAGTGGTGCCTGGCTGCCCATTCTGGAGCGCTCATATAATACGATCCCCGCCTTTATCGATCTCTTTCAAGATCTGGTAGATGCGACCCCTGGTGATGCCATGCTTTTTAGCCAGGTACTTTGGCGCTAAGCCATCCAGGTAATCGAAGTAAATGTTCAGGTCTCTCTGCGCATTGCGTCTACCTGTACCCACACTTCCGTGTACCACCCCGGAGTCCTTTCGTAGATCAATCGAATATCCCTCCGATTGTCCAGCGCCTTGTTTAGGTAATACGAAAACACTGCGGACTGACCTCCGTAAAACAAGAAGGCACTTTTCAAAGAAGCCAGGGTTTCCGTAGTCCCCTGGTGCTGCTCTATCGCCGCCTCCATTGCGTACATTTGCTGTTTCCATTGATCTTTCATTCATAAATATTCCTCATTTTCAGTTATGGGATTTCCGATTCTATTACATGTGACCAGAAAAGCAACACTCTATTTCGAGCAGCTGCAAACCTTGACCAAAGTTGCGCCTGGTGTACTGTGGACCGCATGAAACTTGATACCTGGCGGAAGAATAAGGGCCATTCATACCGGGGTCTCGCCACCCTGGTCGGCGCATCGCATGCAAGTGTGGTTCGTAGATGGTGCCAACCGATGGACCACCCGGACTTCAGAATCCCCGGTCCAACCTACATGCTGCGCATCTTTGAGATCTCCCAGGGAGAGGTGCAGCCAAACGACTTTTACCTGGAGCGAGAGTATGGCTAATAGCAGGAACAAGGGCGCAGCCTTTGAACGTGAAGTGGTCAATCTGATTAAGGATTGCCTGGGTTTTGATTGCAAGCGCAACCTGGACCAGACCAGGGAAGGCGGCCATGACCTCCTGGGAGTGCCTGGATGGGCTGTTGAATGTAAACGGTATGCCCAGGTCAAACATGGAGACTTGACCAGGTTCTGGGAGCAGACAGTGGACCAGGCAATTCGAGCTGGCGCTCGGCCTTGCTTGATTGTAAAAGAGGATCGGCAGCCGATCATGGTCTTTGTCGATTGGGATGGACCGGGCAAAGATGCGTATGACTCGTTCGATTTCAATTCGGCTGCGCAGATCAGTTTTGATTTGTGGTGTTCAATCGTGCGAGAAACGCTTGACCCACATTGGAATTAGGATTACGCTCCGCTTCAAGGAAGGCGGGAGCAATGCTAAGCACTATGCTTAGCACTCTTAGCATTTCTATATACTTAGCATAGGCTTAGCTAAGCATGTCTGTGGATAACTTTTTCCCAGCCAGTGACTGTTCCTACCAGTTCGATTGGTTCTGGCATTGGAATCCAGTGGTTAATCTCGTTCGACATCCAGGGCTTGCCGCCAGCTTTGGTGTTGACCGCGACAGTGATGTGCGCGATCTCATTCTCTGATCGGTAGCCGCTGACCTTGACTGCAATAGCCATGTCGCTGATACCCCAGTGTGTAGCCAGGAGAGCTTGTTCGCTGCCTTCATCTGGATATGCCCAGTCTGGCAGCTCAGGGCTGCCAAACCGGATGGTCATGTGATGAGCAAGACAGTTCCAGGGT